GTTTTAGCGTAGGAGTTCTAGCCGATAAATATAAAAACATTGACGGCGTTCTTACAATTTCAGCGAGTTCTCTTAAGGAAGTTTCACTCGTTACAGATCCAGCAATAGCAAGCGCAAAAGTCGCAATCGCGGCAAGTGAAAATTCTGATTCGGAAACACCGGAGACAGAAGAAATAAATCCAACTAATGAAGGAGAAAACGAAGTGGAAATCACTCCAACCGTTCCAGACGCTCCAGCCGAAACGGTTGAAGCGGCGAAGGTCGTGAACTTAGGTTCAGCACCTCTCGCATTTACAAAGCCACGTTCACCAATCATTACTCCAGGAAATTACCTAGAGCATACAATTCGCGCAGGACTCGGAAACGAAGATTCTCGCCAATATGTAAAAGCAGCAGATGATTCATTCTCAACGAATCCAGCCTTCTCTCCAGTTTCATATCTTCGCGACGTTGCACAAAACACAAACGCAGATCGTCCAGTTATCGAGGCGTGCGGTGGAACACGTCCACTCAGCAGCTACGGAATGACAGTTTCAATTCCTAAAATCACCGCAAATTCAACTGCTGCAACCGTGGCAGAAGGCGGAGATCCAACGGGAACAACTGCAATCACTAGCGCATACGTCAATGCGACAGTAATCAAGAAAGCCGGTTTCCAACGCTATTCAGTCGAACTTCTCGACCGATCAGATCCATCTTTCTATGACATCATGCTCCAAAATCTTCGCGACGCTTATGCACAAGCAACCGACGCTTACGTAATTGCACAAATTACTGCCGGCGGTACTCAAGCAACTGCAACCGACGCCGATTCTGCTGGAATTATTTCATTCGTTTCAACAGAAGCACCAGCCGTTTACAATGCAACAAAGCGCACCGCAAAGTCATTCGTTTCAGGAACTTCTATCTGGTCACTCTTACTTGGTGCAAAAGATACAACTGGTCGTCCAATTTATAACGCGGGAAATCCGATGAATAATGCGGGATCTGCAATTCCTACAAGCATTCGCGGAAACGTTCTTGGCTTGGATTACTACGTTGATCCAAACATGGTCTCTACTTCTATCGACGAATCAGCGTTTATTATTGAACCTCGTTCGATTGAAATTTTCGAATCTCCTGCTCTCCAACTTGCTACAAATGTTCCAACAACAGGCGAAATCGAAATCATGCTCTACGGTTATATTGCGGCTCAGGCAGTATTCGCCGGAGGTCTCCGCAGATTTAATCTTACTTAATCTCCAAATAATCATCGGCTAGGTGCGCTCCCGTATCTAGCCGAGCAGACGAGAGGAATGGAAATGCCTAGTATCGTAACGGCGTCACAACTTCGCACCGTGCTAGGCGTTTCCGTTTCCTTATATTCAGACGCTTATCTTGAAGGAATTATTACAAGCGCAGAGCAAGCAATTCTCCCAATGCTCACCGCAAATCAGAATGCCGTCGCGGCGGTTTATTTACAAAATAATGTTGCATATTTTATTACTCAAAAGCCAAATACTTTCGTCGCTGGTCAAAGTGTTATCGTTACAGGTTGCGTCCCTTCAACATTCAACGGAACGCAAACGGTCACATCGAATTATTATGATCCGTTTCCTTATCTGCCATTCGCTTATCCAGCACCTTATTTTTACTTTACCGCAGCTATTACAAATGCAGATATCACCTTCCGTCCGGTGATACCGGCTGGCGTTGCGTATTTATCCGGAGCCAACGCCGCCACTCTTTACGCAAACACCGAAGCAATCGAGCAAGCGATTCTTGTCGTCTCGGTTGAAATTATGCAAAGCGTTACGGCTCCGGGAAATACTTCGGCAGATCTTGAATTCAATCCGCAACCATTCGTTCTCGGTAGATCACTTCAAAATCGTGTAATGGGGCTCTTGTCTCCTTACATCGACGTTTCGACAATGGCTCAATAATGCCAACGCCTACAAGTATTGCGACAAACGTTCGAGGAACACTTGCGACCGCACTTTCCTCCGTTGCCGCCTCCGTTTATTCTTCCGTGCCGGAATCGGTTATCGCTCCGGCTTGCGTAATTGTGTACGACTCTCCAATGATGGAAAGTAACTTGATCGGAAATAGTTCGGTTCGAGTAAAACTTAATTTTGTAATATCCGCAGCCGTTGCGTTTAATAACAACGCCGGCGCACTCGATAATCTCGAGAAACTAATAATCAGCATTCTGGCGGTCATGCCGTCCGGATACGTCGTGGGAAACGTTCAAACTCCGCAAGTAATCTCGCTCGGTTCTAGCAATCTTCTATCGGCAGATCTTTCCGTCTCGACCTACTACACGCAGCAAACAATCTAAGGAGAAAACTCTAATGCCAACAACAATCATCACGGGTCGCGATCTAGTCTTGACTATTGCAACCGTCAATTACGACGCACAAACAACTGCCGCAACACTTACAAATGCGCCAGTTATCACGACTTATCAAACACTCGATGGAAAAGCCTACAAGCACATTGACGACCAATGGACTCTCAATCTTTCACTTCTTGCAGACTGGGGCGTCGCCTCATCTCTATTCGAAGCTATGTGGACGGCTTGCGAAACTGCTCCTAATACGACTCTTGCAGTCTCATTCACCGCAGTAACTGGAGCCGTATTTACTTGCAACGTCTTTCCGGTATTTCCTTCCGTCGGTGCAACCGCGCCGGACGCGCAGACAGATACTTGGGCTATGCTCGTCAGCGGAACTCCAACAGAAACATTCAGCTAAAAACTACGAACGGGAGCAAAGATGAAACTACCTATCACCATCGAATACATGTCCGGCGACTCAGGAACCTATACGGCACAACCGCCAGAGTGGGCTAAATGGGAAAATAAAACTGGATATACAATTTCACAAGCACAGGAAAAAATCGGGATATCGGATCTCTTATTTCTTGCGTGGAATGCCATGAAAAGAGAGGCAGGCGGCAAGCCTGTCAAGTCTTTCGAAATATGGTGCGAGACTGTATCCGACGTAAGAACCGGAGACGAAAGCCCAAAAGCTACGCCGCCGGAAGCGTGAATCGGATTCTCGTCGAGTTAGCAATCGCGACGGGAATACCGATGAGCGAATGGATCACGGCGGAGCAGATCTATACGGCTAAAGAAATCTTGGAGGCTAGAGAATGACATTCAAGGCGACAAAAGGTCAAGGCACTTTCCGAATAGAGTGCGAGCCTTACGCGTTGAAAAATCTTATTCAGACTCTCAACATGTTAGACAAAGAAACTCAAGGAAGAGTCAGAGACGCAGCTCAGCCTCTTTCGCAAAGACTAGCCGGACAGATTATGCAATTCGGAGACGCCTCTCCTACTCCGCAGACCAAACTCGTTCTTAAATCTATTGTCACGCCTCGCGATCGTCTTATTCGTGTGGACGTCGGCGGACCTAAAAAAGTCGGTCGTCCCTACGGTGGAACCGCGAGCAAAAGCGGCAAAGGAAACAAAGTCGGAAGAAGTGCGGCTCCAGCCGGTGCGCTCCTATGGGGCTCGGAATACGGATCTCGTCAAGGCGTAGATCGTGCAGGTAGAAAATTTACAAATAGATTCAAAGCTCCTTATCGCAAAGATGGCTACTGGCTAAATAAAGCCGTGGACTTTTACACGCCTATTGTTGCGAAAGAATATATTGACCTAGTTCAATCCGTTATCAAGAATCTGGAACTCGACTAATGGCTGGCATTCCTAAAGTAAAGATTACCTTTGACGCGGACTTCGACGACCTAAAAAAGGGAATCAAAGGTGGTCAAGGCGAGATAGAAAGTTTCAGCGATAAGGTCACAGACTTCGGAAAGAAAGCCGGACTTGCATTCGCCGCCGCCGCAGGAGCCGCCGCACTTTACGCCGGCAAGTTAGCAATAGAAGGCGTCAAAGCGGCGATAGAAGATGAAGCGGCACAAATAAGACTTGCTACTTCTCTAAAAAATACAACCGGTGCAACAAATGATCAAATAAAAGCCGTCGAAGATAACATCTTAAAAATGTCACTTGCGACTGGTGTTGCCGACGACAAACTTCGTCCGGCTCTGTCTCGCTTAACTTTCTCGACAAATGATATTAAAAAATCGCAAGATCTTCTTAGCCTATCTCTCGATATATCTCAGGCAACCGGTAAAGACTTGGCAGGAGTGGCAAACGCTCTTGCTAAAGCATACGACGGCAATAACACTTCACTCGGTAAGTTAGGCGTCGGGCTATCGACTACAGAACTAAAGGCGATGAGTTTCACGGACGTTCAAGGAAAACTTTCAGACTTATTCGGTGGGGCTTCTGCCGCTAACGCAAAGACATTCGCCGGACGAATGGAAATTCTTAGAGTTACATTCGACGAGGCTAAGGAATCAGTCGGAGCGAAACTTCTGCCAATAATTCAAGATTTAGTCCAATTCGTAATTGACAAAGTTCTACCGGCACTAGGTAAGTTTGCAGATTACTTCAAGCCAATAACTCAAGCGATAAACGATAATAAGGAAACGTTCAAAGCATTCGGACAATTTATTGTCGATTATGTTGCGCCGGTTCTGGTCAAGGTTCTAGGCGGTGCGTTCGAGGTAGTCGGCAAAATAGCCGGCGGAGTTATCGACGTCGTAGCTGCCGTTATTAAGGGACTTAATTTCCTCATTCAAGGAGCCGTTCAAGGAATTAACGCCTTAATCGGGATCTATAATTCCGTGCCGTTCTTGCCTAACGTTTCAAAAGTAAGCGCACCTAGTATTAGCGTTCCGACGGTTTCGGTTCCCGACATGGGAGGAAGTGCTGCGGTTCCGACTATTAGCGTTCCAGACATGAGTGGAGGCGGCTCAACTTCTGGAGGCTCTGGCGTAGCTAGTGCCGCTTCCGGTGCGGCTTCTATGGATATCGGATCCTTCGGAGTTTCAGGTTATGCACAAGCAATCGCCGGACAAGAAGCACCGTTTGGCGTTTCAGGATACGCGCAAGCGATGAATCGCAACGTGGTAATTAACGTCAATGCTCCGTCCGTAATTGACGAAGAAGGATTCTCAAGAGCCGTAGCCTCCGCCATGAATAACGGTTATTACCGAGGCACGGGCGGAGCAACTAATCTCGTCGGTGTCTCGTGACACAATGGAGTCCAATCTGGGACGTGTCGATAAATGGCGTCAGTTATACGACGGTCACTCTTGCGAACCTCTCGATTACTTCTGGACGCTCGAACATATATATTCAAGCGCAAGCCGGCTATGCAACGATAAATCTGATCAACCTAGACGGGTCGGCAATAGTTCCGACGATTAACGACACTCTTACAATCGAAGTCAAAGACACGTCCGGCACATTCGTCCCGATATTCGGTGGATCTATTGTGGACGTCGGTGTAACCGTCTCTCAAGTCGGCTCGGTGGGAATCTCTCAGACTATTACCATCACGGCTCTAGGAGCCCTAGCAAGGCTTCAAAAGGCACTTACAAACGGCGTTCTAACTCAAGACTTCGACGGCGATCAAATTGAAAAAATTCTTCGCGAAGTCTTATTCGCACAATGGCAACAAGTTCCGGCGGCTCTAACGTGGGCAACTTATGATCCAACTACGACATGGGCAGACGCAGAAAACACAGGACTTGGCGAAATAGATACTCCAGGAAACTACGAACTTGCGCAACGTTCTTCCAGTCGTACCGACGTTTATTCGCTCGTTGCCGCGCTTGCAAGTAGTGGTCTAGGTTATCTTTACGAAAATTCCGCCGGACAAATTTCCTATGCCGACTCTACTCATCGAACTAATTATCTCGCGGCAAACGGCTACACCGATCTCGACGCAAATCAGGCACTCGGTCAAGGAATCAAAATACAAACACGCGCCGGAGATATTCGAAACGACGTCACGATTAAATATGGCGTCTCATCAACAAGTGAAGTCAGCGACCGCGACGAGGCTTCAATCGGACTATATGGCGAACTCGCTCAAATTATCACAACGACAATCAAACACGCCGCCGACGCAACGGATCAAGCCGCGTTCTATTTATCTCTACGTGCTTATCCCGAACCTATATTTGAATCTATAACTTTTGCTCTTACAAATCCCGAACTCGACAATTCCGATCGTGACGCTCTCATCGGTGCATTTATGGGGCAACCGATAAACCTTACAAATCTTCCGCTCAATATGTCCTCCGGTAACTTTCAAGGCTTCATCGAAGGCTGGAGATTCTCAGCCTCTTACAACGAACTCGCTATCACTCTTCTACTCTCACCTCTTGCGTTCTCGCTTCAAGCGATGGCGTGGAGTGACGTTCCAATTATTGAAACATGGTCGAGCGTGTCGCCGACTCTGGACTGGCAAAATGCGACAATCGTCGCTTAGACAAGGAGATAAATAAATGGCTAATCCAACAACGAACTTTGGCTGGGTCATGCCGACGGCTACGGATCTCGTCACAGATCTTCCGGCAGACTTTAACGTGTTCGGTCAAGCCGTCGATACTTCGATGGCGCAACTTAAGGGCGGAACAACTGGACAGATTCTTTCCAAAACTTCCGCGACCGACATGGCATTCACATGGATCGCACCGACAACGGGCGACATTACAGGCGTCACCGCAGGAACAGGAATCTCGGGCGGTGGAACATCGGGAGACGTAACCGTGACCAATTCAATGGCAACGGCTATCACAACCGCCGGAGATCTAAT